CAGGGCCGCCGTGGTCGCGGCGGCCGCGGTGGTGGACGTGGTGCGTGCGCCGGTGGCGGCCAGGGCGGCGGTCGCGGTGATCCCGGCGGCGGTGCGGGCGGTGACCGCTGCAGCCGCCCCGAGGGCCGCAATGGCGGTCAGGGTCGCGGCAGTGCCGGCCGTGACAGCGGCGGACGCCCCCACGGCCGCCGTGGACGCCAGCACGGCACCCGCCGGGGTGGTGCGGACGGCGGCCGTGGTGAACGCCGCCGTGGTGACCTGTGATGCCCCGGCGGTGATGGTGACCGCGGCGGCCGCCGACAGCGCGACGGTCGCGGCCAGAGCCGCTGCGGCCGGCAAGACAGCGGCCCCGTCCGCGGACAGCACGGCGGTCACCGGCAGCGCGGCGGTCCCGTCCAGGGTCTGCGCGGTCAGCGACGGCCCCAACGGCACCGGCGACCCGAACGTCACCGCCGGGTCATCCAGCTTCCACGTCGCGAGGTTCGCCGTCGACATCCGCCCGTACCGGGCCCGCTCGGCCAGGCCCGTCGTCGTCACCGCCGACACGGTGATGAGGTCCGAGGGGGTGGTGGCGTGCCCCACGTACCAGGCGGCGGTCAGCACCCCGTCGGTCTGGCCCATCCCGGAGCCCCACAGCTCGACCCGCACCCACGTGTCCAGCGGCACCGCGACCGTGCCCGTGACGAGCGTCGTCCCGGCGGCGTTACGGATCGACAAGATGCCGGCCGTCGACATGAACACGTTCACCAGCTGCGCGTCCGTCTGCGTGCGGAACTGGATCGGGAACACCACCGCCGCAGACGGGTACCCGGTGAGGTTCGCGTACACCCGCGACGCGAACGACGCCGACGGGAACGCGCTGGTCCATTGCACGGTGATGGGCTGGTTCGCGGCCGTCGGCTGCGTCATCTGGCAGCACAACGCGCCCCGCATCGGCCCGGCCGAGGTGTAGACGATGCTGCCGCCGGTGCTGGTGAACACCAACGAGAACGGCGACCCCGACGCTGCGGAGTTCGCCACGTCGACCGCGCCGGTGTCGGTGCCGCCGTCGAAGGTGTTCGCGTGGACCGACGTGGGCGGCGGCGAGAATACCCGCGGCTGCAGCGCCTGCCCGGCCGGCACCGCCGCGAGGATCGGCCGGATCGTGTCGGTGCCCGACCCTGGCCCCAGAACACCGGGCATCGGTCACTCCTCGAACGTTATGGAGCAGTCCGCGATCTGACCGGTCCCGGTGTTCCACAGGCAGAACGGGAACGGTGTGGCCGCCGGCGGCACGACCAGCTCGTCACCGTCGGCGAACGGCCACACCACCATCGACCCACCCGGGATCCACAGCCGCCCGGAGTAGATCGCCGGCGGCGCGGGCTGCGTGGCATAGGTGGTGAACACGTTCTGGGCGGTGGAGGGCGGGTCGGTTGGCCCGCCCCGGCGAACCCCAGGCGGGGACCCGACGCCACCGGCGGGGGTGACGCCGGCGGTGGTGGCGACGCCGTACCCGATCCCGAACCCGGTCGCGGTGGTGTTCGCGATCGCGATCTGCCGGATGCGGACCTGCCGGCCGGTGCCGACGGCGGCGGCCTGCGGGAGGAGCGCGCCGAGGACGGACCCGGACGCGGTCTGGGTGGAGCGCCACGACGTGTCGTACAGCGGCAGGCCCATGGGGTGCCCTTCGGGTGGTAGTGGCTACGCGGCGAGAGGGGACAGGCTGGCCTGGAACGACGTCACGGACAGCGTGTCGCCGTTGGCGACCGCCCGGGACGTGGTGAGCGCGGCCGAGCCAAGGAAGTTGCCGCCGGCCGGGCCGACGGTGTCCCACAGCGACACGTGGGTGATGGTCTCCGTCGCGGTCATCGCGAACGACGTCGACGCCGAGGTGGCCTTCACGCCAGCCGACGCGGCGCCCCACGTCATCGCGGTCCGGGCGGTCTGCGCCGAGGCGCCCGTGGCGCCCGTGGCGCCCGGGTCGGCGGTGTGGAGCTTCATCCACGTCCCGGCGGGGGCGGTGAACGTGGTGCCGGACAGCATGTCCAGCCACCGGTTCGCGAGGTTGACGGCCGACAAGCCGGTTGCCATCTCAGTTCTCCTTGGTCAGATAGGCGAGCATGCGCGCGCCGGTCGCGCCGTTCGCGCCCGCGATGCGGGTCGCGCAGTTCGCCAACTCACCGACGGGGATCGGGCAACCGGCGGCCGCGCAGCAGTCGAGGTGCCGATCGGAGGACTTGGGATCCATCAGGTCCCGCAGCAACCGCGTGCGGTCCTCCGCGGGGGCCGCCTCGAGGACGCCGTTGATGACGTCCTCCGTCGGGGCGGCGACCACGGCGGCCTCCGGGTCGGTGCCGGCGATGGTGTGGCGGGGGTCGCGGTCGACCTGCCCGCACAGGTCACACACGCGCAGCGGGCGGCTGGTGTCGTCCATCAGGCTCTTAGCCACGGCAGGCCCCTTCTCGGCAGGTCAGTAACGGTAGGCGGGGTCGAGTACAGCGGTGATGGGGTCGGGCCACCGGTGCGGCACCGGGAACGCCCCCTGCGGGGCGCCGGCGGACACCCCGAACACCTCACCGACGCGCACGAGCTCGTACGGGGTGAGGATCGCGGTGGGGTCACCGGCGTAGGTGCTGCTGTCGCCGCCGGTGGTGTAGGACCGCAGCATCGTCGGGTTGTCGTACACGCGGGCCGCCGCGACCAGCGCGATCCCGTGCAACCCGACCGGGTACGGAGCGGTCAGGGTCTGCCCCGGCGCCCGCGCGGTGACCGCTTCGATGACCAGGTCGCATGCCTGCTGGGCCCGGTCGGTCGGGGCGGTGTCGGCGGGGAGGTCGAGGTACACGACCAGCTGTTCAGGTGTGATCAACGGCATCTCGACCTCCCCCGCCCGCTACTCGCCCGCTCGGGCGGCGAGCAGCGCCTTGACCTGCGCCGAGTCCAGGGTGGCGACGTCCTCGGCGGGGACGCCCTGGGACACCGCGTACTCCCGCCACCGCTCCGGGCGGGCGTTGCCGTGCGGCTGCGCCATCGTGGTGGTGTCGGTGCCGGACGCCGGGGCCTTCGCCGCCTCGACGACGGCGCCGGTGTTGGTCATCTCGACCGGGAGGACCCCGGCCGCCGGGACGATCACGATCGGCTCGTCCGTGGTGTTGACGAGGATCGAGATGGGCTCCCCCGTCGCGGCGATGAACCCCTCGGACTCCAGCCGGTCCAACTGGGCGCCCTTCACGAACTCCGGGACCGGGGCCCCGAAGTACAGGTGGAACCGCTGGCCCTGCTCGTCCGCGACGACACACGCCGCGGTGATCACGCTGTAGTCACTCATCAGACGGTCACCCCCGTGATCTTCCGGGCCGCGCCCGGCTCCGTGACGACCGGGACGGTGACCCGCCGGCAACGCAGCCGCCACTCGTCGGTCTCGTCCTGCCGCATCACCTTCGTCTCGACACCGCGGTAGCCGCCGTTGACGTACCCCGGCCCACCGAGATCCTCATCGGCCATGCCGCCGAGCTGGGTGGTGTCCACGACCAGCGCGGTGCCGGCCGTCGGGAGATTCGGGCTCTTGAGCCACCGCATCCCCGCGATGACCGGGAACTGACCGGTCAGGGCCGGGTTGTCGTCGCCCTCACGGGGGGTGTAGCCGGCCGCGACGAACGCGGACAGCGCGTACGCCCACGCGAGGTCGTCGACGACGACGGTGTTCGGGTCGTACCCCTGGTTGAGGCCGACGATCGCGGCCTGAGCGAGCATGACGTCCCGCAGGATCTGCGCGGCCGTCGCGGTCGCCCACGGTGCGGTCGCGGCCTGCGTGGCCGTGACCGACGACGCGATGACCGCGAGGGCCACCGAGTCGATGTACTTCACGTTCTGGTTGACCATCTTGAGCATCGCCCGGTTGACCGGGTCCATCAGGAGCCGCCGGATGGCCTCGTCGGTGACGAGGGTGTCCTCACCCCACTTCACCGTCTTCGCCAGCGACGCGGCGCCCGTGGTGACCGTGGTCAGCGGGTACTCCGCGCCCGGGGCGACGGCCCGGGGGTTGTCGACCGCGAAGATCGACTCCCCGGTCTCGTACTGGATGGCACCGCCGACGGCGGTGTACCGGCCGGTGAGCAGCGCGTCGGCGATGTACCGGTTTTGCAACATGGTGCGCAGGGCGCGACCGAACGCGGTCGGGTTCTGCAGGAACCTGCTGATCGTCACGACGTCGCCGGTCAGCGACGGCGCAGCGGGCGGGTAGGACAAAGGCACGGTGACTCACTTCCTCTCAGGTGGGCGCCCGCTAGCGGACGAGGTCGACCTCGACGAGCTGGCCGTTGGTGGCGGTGGTCAACGCGACGCCGACCTGCTGGCCGACCGTGCCGGCACCGGTCGCGACCGCGCCGGCGGCGGCGGCGATGACGGCGTCCCCGGCGGTGATCGCACCGGACGCGACCAGGCGGTGCACGCCGCCCTTGTGGAGGGTGACGTTCTCACCGGTCCCGGCGTCGAACGCGGCGACCCCCAGCCACGCCACGGAGGCGGCGGCGGACGGGCCGACGGTGCCGGAGCCGGTCACGATGCACAGCTGCCCGCCGGTGATCGCGGCGGACGCCTGCCGGGTGATGGCCTGCCCCGGCTTGAACAGCGGAAGAGAATCGGGCATGTCAGGCACCCACCTTCGGGGTCACGTCGAAACCGAGGGACTTGAGCAGCGCGTCGTCCTCGGTCGGCTCGGAACCGGCCTGCCCGCCGGTGTGGCCGACCTCCGCGAGCGGCACGAGGCCCTTCGCGAGCGAGTTCAGGGTCTCCTCCGCGCCCGGGTCCCGGGTCAGAGTGTCCAACCACGCCTGCCGGCGGGCCGGCGCGATCCGCCCGTCCGCGATCGCCGCGGACACCAAGCTCGCCCGACGGTCCGCCTCCTGCTGATCGCGGGCCTGCCGTCCGGCGGCGGCGTCGGCGCGCAGCTGGTTCAGCGTCTGCTCGTCGACCACGACCGTCCCCTCCGGCTGGACCGGAGCGGCCGGCGTCTCAGCACCCGGCGCGGCCGCGGTCTCCCGCAGATGCTCCGCGGCGGTAACCATGTCCTCGGCGGTGGCGTCGTCGCCCACCCCGAGCGTGTTGCGCAGCCCTGCGAGCTGCTCGTCGGTGAACTCCACCGGCGTACCCCTTCCAGAAGGTGAACCCGGCGGAGCCGGGGACTCAGATGCGGCCGGCACCGTGTGGTGCCCGGCCCGGGCCAGGACCGTTCGGTCCCAGCGGTTCACGGCGCCCTTGTCGGCGCCGCCGGCGGGCTTCATTACCCGGTCGGCGAGCTTCGCCGCCACGGCCTCCTCAGCGGAGTACCACGTGTCCGCGGACATCGCCGCCAGCCAGTCGTCGACCGGGGCGCCGGTCTTCGCCGCGTAGATCGACGCCAGGTTGCGGTCCTCGTGCTCGAGCTCGTCGGCGAGCTTCCGCAGATCAACCGCGTTCCCGATCGCGAGGCCCCACGCCCTGTGCACGAACAGCTCCGCGTTCTCCATCATGACGAGCTCGTCGACGCCGGCGGCGATGAACGACGCCGACGACGCCGCGATGCCCTCCACCACGGCGACAACCCGCGCCGGGTGCGCCCGCAGCGCGTTCAGGATCGCGAGACCCTCCCAGACCTCGCCCCCAGGGCTGTTCACCAACAGGCGGATCTCGGTGGTGTCGGCCGGCAGCTCGTCGAGGACCGCCACGAACTCCTTCGCGGACACCCCCCACTCCCCGCCGTAGGAGTCGATCGGGTCGTACAGCCGCAAGGCCACCGCGCCGGCGTCCCCCGCCTTCGGGGCCGGGCGCTCGGCGCGGATCGGGGTCCGCGTGAACGCGGCCGGGTGACGCAGGAACGGGTTCACGCGCTCTCCTCAGGGGGTGCGGCGGGCGGGTGGCCCATCAGAACAGGGACGGCGTGTCGTCGGACACCGAGGCCCGCCGGCCGCGGCGCGCGACCGGGCCGGCCGGTGCCGGCGGCGGCGGGGTGTCCTTCGGGGGCAGCCCGAGCAGTTCCCGCACGGACTCCTCCAACGCCCGGTCCGGAAGCACGATCCCGGCGTCGGTCAGCGCCTTGAGGGACTGGGCGGTGGCCTGCTGGCGGGTACCGATCTCCTGGAAGACAACCTTCGGCGCCGGCGTGTCCGGCCCGAAGTTGATGTCGACCCAGTCTTCGACGATGTGTTGGTTCACCACGTCCGCGACGGACAGCGCGACCGCTTGAAGGCTCATCGTAAAGAAATCGGCGAACGTCGAGCCGAGCGCCCACGACCCCGTCATCGTCCCCAAGTTCAGGAAGTGCCCGAGCGCGGACCGGGCGATCTGCTCGTCCTGGTACCGCAGGTACGGCATCACGTCCGGGAGCTCACCGGTGACGCCCATCAGCTCCAGCGTCGCCCCGTGCGGCAGACCCGCCCCGGCGGCGTCCCCGGACCGGTACGCCTGCGCGAGCGCCGCGCCCTTCTGGATGTCCGCCTCCGACGCGCCTTCCGGCGCCGTGTACACCGGCACACCCATGCCGTTGCGTTCGATCGTCTGCATCCCGACCCGCAACGCCCGGTCCTTCAACAGCCAGTTCTTGTACGCGGTCCGCAGCAGCGACTGACCCAGCCACGCCCCGCCCTCACGCTCATTCACGTACGCCACCAGCCGATCCACCGGGATCACCACGTTCTCCGTGGCGCCCTCCGGCGGGTCCTGCTCGATGGACTCCAGCCCGCCGTCCGCGGCGACGTTCACCGCCGCGATCGTCCGCGGCGGCCGCCACGCCAGCTTTCGCAACCGCGCCAGCCCAGTCGGGTCGATCCTGTAGACCTGCTCGAAGTAGGAGTGGCCGAACGGCAGCATCAGCAGCGCCAACCGGAGGTGCTCCGACCACGAGAACCGGTCCCGGGCCCGCGTAGGCGCCGGCGCGGCCCCGCGCCCCACGATCGGCAGGCCCAAGTCCTCCGCGAGCGGCAACAGCACCTCGTCGCGCGCGTCCCCAGGCTCCAACGCCCACGGAGTGCGCAACACCGGCATCGTCACAGCCTTCAGGACCGACCCGATTTGCCCGTCGGTCCTTCGCATGGCGTCGTAGACCCGGATCGACAGCGGCCACCGGAGTTCAGGGGTGGATTCCTCCTCCATGACCCACCAAGTGCTGGCGCCAGACCGGTTTGCGTGGCCCAGCTCCCGGACCGGGGCCAGATTGACGGCGCCGCGGGCGTCTGCCATGTGGATTCCTCCCTCCCGGGTATGCTGGGTTACTCAGACCGTCTGACCAGGAGGTTCCGCCGTGCGATCCGGTCCCGCGAGGCACGTTCGAGACCTGGAATGGCTGCGCGACCGGGCCGATGTAGACCCGGTCACCGGTTGCTGGGTGTGGAACCGCGGCGTGAACCACAAGGGCTACGGCCGTTACCACTTCACCGACGATCACGGGGCCGTACGCCACGGTAGCGCGCACCGGCTCGCCCTCGAACTGGCGCTCGGCCGGCCGATCCGGGTCGGCTTGAACGCCCTCCACAGGTGCGATAACCCGCCGTGCTGCAACGGGGCGCATCTGTTCGAAGGTACGCAGGCTGACAACCTCCGGGACTGCCGTGAGAAGGGCCGCGCGCGGACCCCGGTCGGCGAGGCGAACGGTCTCGCGAAGCTGACCGCGTCCGATGTCCACGAGATCCGGGCCGCTCTCGCGAGGGGTGCCACCCAGACCAGCCTGGCGGGCCGGTTCGGTATCGCGCAGTCGCAGATCAGCCGGATCAACACCGGGAAGATGTGGCGCTCGGTCTAGAACCCAACAGAGTTCAGGTCCACCGAGTCGTACGAACCCACAGGCGACCCCCCGGCGAGCGCCGGGCCGGCCGGAACCGGCTTCGCAGCCGCTTCCAACGCCAGCAGCCCCCACCGGGCGTTCGTCACAGCCACCACCGGGGCGATGTTCACGGTCGCGTTCTTCCTGGCCCACGCTTTCGCGTCCCCCAGGTCCCGCGTCGCCGCCCCCGCGAGGCCCTCATCCAGCGAACGCTGCCCCAGGTGCCGCAGATGCCCGGCGTTCACCGCGGTCACGAACGCACCGTGGGCCTGAGCGACGTCCTGCGACGTCATCCGGAAGATCGGCGTCCGCCCCGGCTTCACCCGCGCGCCCGGCACCGCGACCTCGAACCTGTTCACCAGCAGATCCGGGACCAACTCCCACGCCCGGCCCCGCGAATCCAACACCAGCCCCGCCGGGGACTGCCGGTCCCGCAACTGCAGCAACCGCGGCAGCATCCACCCCACACCCGCCGCCGCGTCCACGACCTCCACGTGCTCCAACCGGTCCGGGCGCCGGCCGGCCGCACCGATCGCACCCGCGTCACCCTCCGGGTTGATGTCCGCCGCGAGCAACACCGGGCCCGCGATCCCCGACCCCGGGTCCAGGCGGGCGTTCCACACCGCGGCCTCCAGCACCGACCACCGGTCGCCGTCCTCCATCGGGTAATCCCCGATGCTCAGGCGCTCACCGTCGAACGACTCCGGCGACAACGACCTCAGCTCGTCCTCGATCGTCTCCAGCGTGAGCCGGAACCCCAGGCCCGGGTTCGCCCACGCCCACGTCTCCGGGTCCTTGCGGTCCGCGCCGTCCGGCGGCTCGTACCCGTGGAACGTCAACCGCGGCGCCGGCGCCCCACCGGCCAACGCAGCCAGCGCCCGGCCCCGCAGCCGGCCCAGCACCACCGAGTCCCGGGTACCCGCCGAGGACACGAGCCACCGCTGCGGGTTCGGCGCGGCCGACTGCGACGGCAACAGCGCCTTCCACGCGTCCTCCGACAGGATCAGCGCCTCATCCAGGTAGATCTCGTCGGGGGAGAACCCCCGCCCGGACGACCGGGACCGGGCCACGAACCGCAGCTCCGCACCCGACCGCAGCTTGATGCCCTCCTCGCCGTGCGAGGTCCGGACCTTCGCGACGTCCCGGCGCAGGAAATCCGCACCCTCGATCAGCGACAGAATCCGGTCGAAGTGCTCCCGCGCCGTCTTGAACTCGTGCGCGGAGTGCAACGCCCGGGTGCCGTCCACGAACAGCCCGTACAACTGCCGGCTTTCGAGTACAGCGCCCTTCCCGTTCTGCCGGGCCACCACCAACCCGACCTCTGTCGACGCCCACCGTCCGTCCGGGCGCTCCCCCATCGCATCCTGCAGCACCAGCTGCTGCCACGGGTCCAGCACCAGCCCCGCCTCCGCGGCGAGCTCCACCGCCGCCGGGCCGGCCGACACCTCGTACGCCGGCGCCAACCGGATCCGCGGAACCTGCGCCCCACGCACCACCTCAGGCGCCAGCACGCCGCGCCGCCCGCGCCGCCCGCGCCTTCGCCACCGCGTCCTCCGGCTCCGCGGCCGGCGCCGGGTCCACGTCAGGCACCTCCACCGTCGGCCCCCGCAACGACCGGATGTCCGCCATCGTGTCCGTCAACCGCCGCGCCACCGCCGCCACACCCGTCGACGCCGGGTCATCCAGGCGCCGGGCCAGTTCCACCGCCACAGCCGCACGCGCCGAACCACCCACCGGAACACCCAACGCCCGCAACTCCGCCCGCGTCGCCCGCTCCACCGAACCAGGCACGCGACGCTCCGTCACCACCCACACACCAGGGAGAGAAACGTCGGAC